TGTCTTTCTTGTACTTCCAAATTTAGAAACTGCATCAGATAAAGCTGTTATTTGATCTGTTGTTATTAATTCATAATTTATTTGTTGTGTATCATTATCAAAATATGAAACTTCTATCTCTGTAAATTTTGTTCTTTGTGCTGATCCCTGATAAGTAAATCCATTTGCTGTAACATTTGCATCAGTAAATAAATATTGCGGGTCAGATGTGTTTGTAGAACTGTCAGTGGGTCTATCTTGAGATATTTGCAAAGTACCAACACCATAAAAAGGCATCGCGTTCATAACAGAACAAAGATCATTTATTAAGGTGTAAGCATCTTTTTTTTGATTTAAAATAATATTTGTTGAAAAACGTGCCTCTGTTGTACCTGTTATAGGATCATCTATTTGCTCACTTGCGTATTGACTAGCAGAGAAAAAGCTAAAGACATCTAAAGAATCCTCTTCAATAAGACCATCAGTACCACCAAACCCTTTGTCAGTAGTTAATAGATCATATAAAATCCATGCTGGGTCTGAACTCCATTCTTTATTTGTTTTAAATGTGCCGTTGAAGTCTCCACTATAACTTAAAGAACCATCAGCCCTAACAGTTGCATTATGTGGAATTTTTATTTTAGTCCCTTTTACTCTGAATTTGACCGATGGAAAGGATTGAAATTCCTGTGCATTAAATCTTATTGCTACATAAGCAAACCCCTGATAGGCTCTATTATCTGTAATTATTTCTGTAAATGATAAAAAATTTGATGTATTTTGTAGCTTTGGGTCAGTTCCATCCTCTGTATTTCTAATTACTGTAATAGTTAATGGATAACTTATTTGACTTGTATCAGAAAACTTTATCTCATAATCTTTAATATAAGGGCTAGATGCTTTTCCATTAATGATATTTTCAACGATTGGATTATGAACTGTACCATCATTTTCAGTAATTCTTATTGATATTTTTACTTCAGCCCCAATAATATCTCCACCATCTTTAAACTCTTGTAGAGATGGAAACTGTAAAGATACTTTTAAGCGGTCAAACGCTGTTGCACTTGTAGCTCTTGAAACAGATGCAGCATTTGTGACCTGCACGCCAACAGGAACAGTATTTTGAATTGATGATATTTCTTTTAATGCGGTTTGATCTGAAGCACCATTTTTTATAAAAACTTCAACATCTTGAAAATTTTCATCACCATTTGCATTTTGTAAAGGTGTGTTATTTAAAAAAATATTTTTTCTAAAAGTATTTGTACCAGAACCACCCTCATCAAATATTGAATCAATTTCGCCAGATCCTAGTAAATGTATTACTGTTGCAAATTGTTTACTTCTTAGACCACCCTCGATCATATCAGGATCGGCTATTTGTCGTGATAAGTTTGTAAACCCAACTAAATCTGACATATCAAATCTCCTTTACTATCTGGGCAGTATCTATTCCTGAACTAATAATAATTGAACCGCTAAAAACAAGACCATATAAAATTGGTACTGGAACGCCACTAGTGCTTATATTCTGAATCCCTCCAAAATTATATGAGCCTCTAATATTGGGATCTGTATCACCTACTGAAGAAACGGAAGATGCAGGCTGATTTGGACTTAATAAAGATGTAACTCCATCAATCACTAAAGAAGTGCCGATTGTTGTTAACAACCCACCAATACCACCAGTTAATAAAGATGCACCAATAGTCACTATATTATTAGAAACAAAATTCACTGCGGTGCTAACAGCATCAGTTACAAGGTTTACTGCCCCACCAACTACATCGCCAATAAAATCAAAAAAACCACCAGCACCAACAGCAACAGGAATTATTTGAATGTCACCCTGTCCACTCATATTTAATAAATCACCATTTACAGCATGGCCACCAATTTTTATTTTGTAAAATTGATCATTCATATGTTTATCAATTCCAGCGTAATTAGCTCTTAAAAAATTAACGGCTTGTTGAGGAGTTTTTACGGCAGCTTCAAATGTTGATTGACCTAAAAATTTTCTTAATTTACCATATACTTTTATTTTTTTAAGCTGCATATCTATAAACCTTTTTTGTAGCTTGAATATATTTTAGATCATATAATTCTCTACAACTTAATTTTTTTACTGAATGATGAAGTATTAACTGTTCGCCGTAATATAACGCTACATGATTTAATTTTTTATATGCCCCCTCCACTAGTAAAATATCATCTTTCTGTAGCTTATCTTTATTTACTTCAACAAACCCAGAACCAGTTAAAACTTTTTCAAAATAAGGATTCTCACAAAAATATTTAATACTTTTTGGTCTTTCCCAGTATTTTAAATTAATTTGTTTTTTTTCCAGAAAATAATCTGTAATAAGGCTCCAACAATCTTGTTTTCCCCATACCCATGTTCTGCCTATTAATGAAGGTGGCTTCCAGCCTGTAGGTTTTATTTCATTCCAATTTGTATGTTCAACACTATAAATAAAATATGGGAACCCTAAATGCTCACATGATGCTTTATCAGCTTCAGATGCATTTGCAGAACCTTTTGGGTGACTATGAATAACACCAAGTATTTCACCTCCTTGATCTTCACAGTCTGCCCAATCTTCTGGGTCTAATGCAAAAAATTGATGTTGACCCTCTGCAATATTTTTGCAAGGCCAAAATTTTTCTTCTCCATTTATTACAGTTAATAAACCACAAGCCTCTTTTGGTGATTCTTGTTTTGCATATTCTTCAGCGTCATTTTTCCAAGTCATAATTAAAAATTTATTAATGTACCGACTAAAGGAAAATCGGCTCTTGTTACAAGTTTTTTAGGTGCACCAACACCAATCAAATCAAATGTGCTGACTAATTCAAACTGAACAATATCTCTATTTTCAGTTACTTTTCTTTCAATAAAATATATTTCTCTTGGAAGTTCTGCTGTAGGATCAACTGAACCTACTTTATACGGATTAACATTTGATGGAAAGTTTTCTTCATCTAAAAATCTTGCAAGTGTTCGTCTGCGTGTAACTTTTGCTCCTGT